CCTGTTTAGCGTTGGCGGCTTGACATCATAGTACTGACGCGCAATTGCGACGCTGGGAAATAAAATGCCATCAGGCATTACAAAGATTGTTTTGCTCACCTTGGCTCCATGGTCAGGACGCTTCTTGCCATACCAAAAGTTACCCTCCCCAGACAGAGTGGCGGAGATCTTGGCGCGGGTTGAAGTGGGCACAGAATGGCCTTTCATGGTCTGTCGCCTTTTGGCCCTCTCTTCCTCAGACTGCACCCTAGCTTTGGAAGCTGCTCCGATACGGGCCTTGGCGTCTTCGGTATGGGAAAAGGTTTTGCCCCACATCGGATTTTTTTCGGCGCTCCAGCCCCTAGTTGGCGCTGTGGCATCAGTGCCAAGGTTGTAGCAATAGTCTTTCCCAACATGCTCGTAAAGCCACACATTTTCAGCAGCCAAAAGGTCCTCTGAATCTGCTACTTCTTGAACAACGGCAAACACAAAAGCCTGCTCGCCATACTTCGCCCATGCTGCTTGTAGATACTTATTGGCGTGATCCCCTCGACGCAGCCTCCACAAGTGCCGCGCTTTGCGTTTTTCAAAGCTCACTGCACTGCCAACATAAAACTTGTTGTTGATAACGTTAATGATCTTGTAGATGCACTTGGTCATGTACCGCTCCTTTTTAAACGAATGAGGGTATATTACACCAAGAGAATGAATAACACAACACATAAAACAAAGGGGGCCGAAGCCCCCTCTGAAAGCCTTTATTTATAAGGCTTAAGCACCGGGCGAACCAAACATCCCCAACGGGTCCGACCATCCAAAGCTGTAGCGCTCACGAGCTTTGTATCGTACGTTGCCTGTATCAAAATCCCCGTCCATTGACTGGCTCATCGGGGTCCGCACAAAGTGCTTCAGGCCGTTGGGCACGTCAGTGGTCAGGAACCAGGCATCGGTATCCGTCAGATAGTTATTGACGGTGTAGCCACCAGGGATCGAACGGTTGTTCCGCAGCGCGTTGATATCGTTGTCAGCAGTAGCCGTACGGAGTTCAGTCTCCAGGATACGTGTTGCAACGAACTGCAGCGAGGGAGGAACGACCAGCTTCACAGGCTTAGCAGCGATCAGCAGACCACGCTCATCCGTCCATGCAGCGATCTGAATAACGGCGGCTTCAAGAGAAGTCTCGTTCAGGTCAGCAGGAGTAGCGGGCGTATTGCTGTTGGTGCCACCAGAAACCAGGGGGTGAGCCGTGTTGAACAGGGAGACGCCATCACCGCCAGGGAAGGAGGAGTTGAAGCCGTTGTTCAGAACAGCAGCAGCCTTGGTCTGCTTGGTGTAAGCCATAGCACGGGCCAGGGCCTTGGTGTAACGCGTGGCCAGAGAGTCGTAGAGGTTGTCCTCAATTGCCTCTTCAGTCAGCGAGAAGCCAAGAGCAATGGTCTCGTGTGTATAGCGAGCCGTGAAGACTTCCTGTGCGTTATCGTAGGCAATTGCGCTGCCTTCGTTCTTCACCGGAGCGGCGGAGAAGCCAGACAGTTTGGTTTCCTCTTCAAACGAGCGCTCAGAAGACTCGGTTTCGTAGATCTCTTTGTGCTGCTCACCGTAGGTGGCATACTCAAGACCAAACAGAGCGTTCAGGCCAGGAAGCAGTTCTTTAAGTAGTTGTGCGCGTGAAATAGCCATGATCTAGCTCCTTATACACCGGTCGGGTTGAGATACTGATGACCACCGGCGACAGTCTGACCAGTCACGTTAGGCGCGTTCCACTTACAGATCAACTCAGGATAACCAACAAAAGTCAGCGTAACGGTGCCAGAGGCAGTAGCGTTAGCAGACAAAGTCAGCGTAGTTCCAGAGATGGCCGAAACAGTGGTGCCAGCGGCAATACCGGTGCCAGAAATTGCCATGAACTTCAGGATATTGGCGTTAGCTGCGGACAGCGTAACGGAATCACTACCAGAAGTCGTGGTCGCGGTCTGAGTCGTCACAATACCGGTATCGGGTACAACGTCGATAACACGGATAGGCAGCGTAGCCGTGGTTGCAAAGTCGGTGATACCAACAGCGGAGTTACCCGTGGTGGTGCTACCGGTGTTCTGAACCAGAGCGGCATTGTTGCCAACAAACGTACGAGCAGCCGCTGCAACAACGGTCGTGCCAGACACAGTCGCCACTTTGAACAGTGCATCAGGATCATCTTGGACATAAGCCACGATGTCAGAAGCAACCGTCGAAGCGGGGTAGTACTGACGGAAGACCTTACCGAACGTAGGATCGGTGTAGGAGCAACCAAGGAACACACCAACAGGAGTAGCGGTGGTAGTACCGGAGTCAATGTTCAGAGTACCCGTCGAAGCCAGCTTAACAACGTCACCATAGAAAATGGCGGTTGAGTAACCGGAAGCGATGGGGATCTGACGAGTGGCACCAGCAAATACCTGACCGCCGATCAAGTTGATCGGAAGTAGCCCATAGGGGGCTTGAACGGTAGGATAAGCCATTTTTAGCCTCTTTCAGAAAAGTTTAAATACCTTTACCGAACGATACCTTGGTTTTGCCTTCTTTAAAGAGTGGCATCCGAGGATCGCTCTCTTTCATAAAGTTATTGTCCACAGCGTCCATATTGGCCTTTGTGATTCCAGCGTAATAGTCGGTACGCTGATCAACAAACTCCGATGGCATCTTGCAGAGCAATAACCCAGCGACTTCTACATTGTCTTTGAATCGGCTATCTGGGTCGACCAGAAGCTTAAACTGTGGCTGTTCCTCAATACGCACCGGTTCCCAACCCTCCCGGAATTTGGCCGAGATGTTGCGGGCATCAGCCTGGTTCATCATAGCTACGCGAATCCAACGATACGCATATCCGGGCTGCTTGTCGGGCTGAGGTAGCGTTTCGGGACGCTGCCACTGCTTAGGACGCTCTTTCATGGAGCGCGATTCAAGTTCACGTGCAATTCTATTTTCAGCCATTTTGTTTCTCCAGTTTCATCATCTCTTTCGCATACTGCTCGGGGGTAATCCCCATTTTCTTGATTACGTTCAGTTGCGTCTGACTTAAGCGCACCTTCTTGGCAGATGTGCTTCGGGACACCGGAGCCACAACAGTGGCTGACCTCTCTGTACGCTGGGCGGGCTTTGACTCCACCTCATCCGTTTCATCATCGTCCACGTCACCCCAATCATGTTCAGGAAAACGTTTACGCATGGTGCTATCAATTGTATTCCAATATTTGTCAGTATTGACAAAGTCCTTGCCATACTGTTTTTCTAACTTCTGATGCAGTCCAAGAGCTGATGCTGTCATCTCTTCATCCGACCCGAACCACGTATTCTGGCGACGCCAGCTATCCGTTTTAGGATCAAGACGAACCTCTTGAGGCTGCGCCTGAGGAATATTTACCTCATTTTTCTCTTCTTGTACAGGGGGTTTATAACCTTTCAACCGCTGAAGTCTGTATCCAGCGCTGTTTAGTTTCTCCTGAGCCTCTACAAGTTTGTCAGAATCGCCAGCGTCATAAGCCTCTTTATAGGCTCGCTTGGCCATTTCCATTTCCAGTTCTGCAGCGCTTGTAGCCGTCAAAACCAGCGATTTCTCACCATCAGTTAACCGCGCTTTTAGCGCCCGGTTCTCTTCAGCGATCTTCCGCGCCATCTCAATCGCAGCCTGTTGTTCACGAAGCGCGGCTTCTTTTTCTCGCCGTTCGTCGTGCCAAACCTTTTTCATCTGCTTGAGTCGGCTTTTTACCTTCTCGGAGTAATCTTCAAGCTCATCCTGTTCAAGCTCTTGAACAAGCTCTTTAGGCATGGGCTCACGGCCTCGGTCCTCTGGCGGCGTATCGTCTACAACCTCCAGCTCAACTTCTTGATCAACTACTTCTTTTTCTTCAGCCATTTCCTACTCCTTATGCGCGACTAACGCCACGGGGATCTTCTACAACCCCCTCGACAGAGTCATCGTTGATAATGCGGAATTCGCGTCCATGAATCTTCAAGCGCGAGCCAGCGTGGGGTCTAACCAAAATAAAGTCGCCAACCTTACACCACGGGCCAGACGGGAACCGCTCTTTGTCTTTATAACAATCAGGGCCCATCTTCGCCACGAACAGAACCGTTGTGAGCAGCTCTTCGTTGTGTACGGTGACTTCAGCTTTGACTAAACCACTGTCAAACTTATTTTCAATCTCAGGAATTGCGCAGAGAATCCGATAACCAGACGGGTCCGGTAGCTGCTTTGCCTTTTCTTCTGCAGTTTCTGGAAGTACTGTCGCCTTGTTCGGATCGTTTGTAGAACCGATTAGGATTTCACTCATCGTGATCAAGCCTTTCTGC